TATAAGATGGGTTTTCTAGAAAATTTGGGACATAATTTAGGAAAAGAAATAACAGAGAGAATGGAAACATATGATAAAACTGCAAAAAGATGCGAAAATATATCAGATGATAGATTAATAAAGGATTATAAAAAGGAATATAATCGTACGAAAAAATTAGCAATGGGAAGAGAATTACAAAAACATCGCGATGAAAGGTGATGGTGTATGAGAAGAGTCCTAAAAACAATTAATTTGTCATGAAAAACAATGATTTATCAGATGTAAAAAGGGAAGTGGCTGAAGAAGAAATGAAATTACGAGATTTATAAAACAGAAGAAATATGTAAAGTTATAGCTACTATATTTACTATTTTATAATGTAAGTGATAAAGAGTAGCGACAAGCTTGCGATATAGTCTGTCGCTTTTCTTGTATTGTATATTAAGAATATTGCATATTATTTGTAAAATAATAAATTTTTAGTAATATACTATTTTCTTAATGAGCGAAATAAAAATACACGGGAGGTAAAAAAATATTAATGACAAATAATGTGCAATTTGATGAAAGGAGCGAATTTTAAATCACCAGACGACAGCTAAAGGAAATCTTTATATAAGAAAGAGAAGAGGATTAAAAAATGGAAAACAAAACTAATTTCTGCCCAAAATGTGGAGCAAATATCGAAAACCTTACAGGGGATTTCTGTACTAAATGTGGAGCAAAAGTAAATGGAGAAGTAGAAGCAAAGAAGGCTCAGTCTCCTAACAAAGCTATGGTAATAGGAATCGCTGCCGGATCAGTCGCCATTCTGGCAATTGTTGTATTCATCATCTTTGGAGTATTAAACAAATCTAACACCGGCGCTTCTGATGCATTAACAAGTGATATTGATACCCAGAACGAAGTTGCATCATATGATGAAGAAGCATTGAATGCTGCAGTACAAGAAGCGGTTCAGGCATATGCAGAATCTCTGGAAAACGAAACCAAGGAAACTGAAGAAATAATTGAGGTTGCTGATGAAGTAGCTGAAAGTGTTGAAACTGGTGGCGATGTAGATTCCATAGATACAGCATTCTATGACAAGATCGCAGAATACGAATTACCTAATCCGGAAGATCCATTCTATTACGAAGACTACGTTGTGTTAGATGCTTATAAGCCTAAAAACCTACGTGATATGGGTGTAAAAGCAATTATTGGGCAGGCGAGTTATGGTTATGTGCTTGACATAAGCAATCCTGATGGAGACGGTACTATGGTTGATGCCGTCCTTGTACCATATAACGGATCAGATTCTGTATTATGGACTGGTACAGATTACGACGATGCAATATTCTTCATGTATGGATCTACAGAAGGGACATCTGAGGGATATTATTTACTCGTTCAAATCGGGGATATTGCAGAGTATCCAGGCATTGATCTTACAGGTGAATATTGTTTCTCTTGGTAAAACATCTATAAAGGGTCGGTCTTTATTTAAGGATCGGCCCTTTATATAAATTGAACTATCGTAATAAATTAAGCATAGTGGAAGATTGAATCATGAGTAATAATTAAACATGGAGATTGATTGAATTATTTCCATTGAATAAACAGGGTCAAAGATTGAACCAGTTTTATGAATTAAACACGTAGATGGATTGAACAATTTTTGCAGAATAAACAGAAAGCTGAATTGAACTATCGGATGGGTTAATAAGCAAGAAAACATATTGAACTATAGACATCAATTAGACATGAGGGAAAATTGAACTGAATATTGACGATTATAGCAAATAAAAAAATGCTTGAATAACTCATGTAAATAGTATATAATGTCTAGGTAAGATACATTCGGATGTAAGATACTAAAGAAAGTGAGGTGATGGACTGTATGGGAGATATAACGCGAATAGAATATATGTGTACTTATTGTGGTAAAAAGGAAAGCCGAGGAGTAAAAGCAGGAAGACCTTTGCCTGGAAAATGTTCTAAGAAAGACAATAAACCACATAGCTGGGTTATAAATAGAAAGTTTTAGGTATTGATTTTAAAGTGACATAACAATTATAACCATAAAGAATCTAGTTGAATGGCACTATATACAAATAAAATGAGGTGGTAAATATGGGATTGCTTGGTGGGGTAATTAGACTAGCAGGTGCTGCAGTGAAAGCAGCAACGGGTATAGACCTTAAAGATGAAGTAAATGGGCTTGCAAATTCAGCGGACAAGTCTAGTGAAGTAAAGAAGGAAATAAAATATTTAAAAGAGAATAAGGAAGAATATATTAAAGAGCTTGGTACTGAACAATACAATGAGTTGCTAGATTTTTATGAAGGTCAGAAAACTCAAAATAGTGAAAGAACCGCAGAACATTTTATGGATTTATATGGTGGTTTAAAAGATGGGTGTACAGACTTTAATGATAGAATGGAAGATAGAAAAGAGAAATTAATGGAAAGTGCAAGAGCATTAAATGATAAACAACTAATTTATTTATCGAAAAAAAATGATTTATCAGAGGTTAAAAGGGAAGTGGTTGAAGAAGAAATGAAATCACGAGGTTTATAGGAGAATAGCGACATACTTATGATAGAGTCTGTCGCTATTTTTATATTTAAAAGAGGAGAATATAGTAATGAAAAACAACAAATCAATAGTAATGTTGGTAGTTATAGTAATGATTTTAGTGGTTTATGGATTTACAGCATGTTCTGGTGAGGAAGTAGTTGCTGAAGAGGTTGATATTGTATTATCTAAAGAAGATACCTTGGAATTACCAAATGGTACAGTTCTTTATCGTTTGTTGTATAAAGGAGAAACTATTAATAATATTATTAATGACCATCCAATGTACGTAGATGAAAGCTATGTTATATATCCTTATGATATTTTAGACAATGGTGAATACAGTATACATATAAATTCTGCTATCCTCACAGTAGAAGATATTGAAGTTATGCTTTCATATCCTGAAACATTTACAAGAATAATAGATTTTATGGAAATAGAGTTTGAAAGGTCTATGAAAGAAGCAATATTTGGAGATTATTCAACAGATTCAGATTCTGGCGATTATGAAGTAGATGAAAGCTATATGGAAGAAGGTTATTTTGAATATGATGATTCTGATGTTCCAGATGAAATTATCGTAGAAAATATGTCTGATACAGAACTGGAAAACTATGTAAGGAATGAAATTAACAAACGTGGATTTCCTGTACCTTCTATAGAAATGTATATAGAAGATGAATTCGCATATGGTCTTGTATCCGAATCCAATTTCTATCTCACTATTGGAGGTGATGTGAATTCCGATTATATTAATCTTACGATAGAAGATGAAGTTATGAATGTACTGTTTGATGGAAATCCAAGTCAATTCAATTCTTATCTTTGGCATACAGGAACCAGTAGTTGGGGGGATGTAGATTTCTTCATATACAGAACTATTGACGAAAATCGAGATGACTGCTATATAATAATTCAAGTAGGTGAAATTGACCTTTATCCCTATGAAGATTTAACAGGAGTATATCATGCAGATGGATATTATTACAATCCAGAGACAAGCTAAAAAATATAAAATAAGGATTTGTCATGTTAAACTACCTGCACTATTGTATATAAACAGGATTCATGAATTATATCAAACAAAATATACAAGAGAATTGAATGATACCACTAAGTGTATTAACTTAGTGGTATTTCATTGTTAAATTATTATTTTTTGATGATATATTATAAACGTGAATCATACTAGAAAAATAAATTATACAAGGAGGATTAACAGATGGCAGCAAATGTAGAAACAATGTTTTACACAAGAGAAAAACCATGGCATGGATTAGGAACAAGAGTGGAGGAATCACCAACATCAGCAGATGCACTCCAATTGGCAGGATTGTTCTGGAAGGTATTACAAGAGCCAATTTATACGGATGTAGGGGGTATGATTCCCGGTTACAGGGCAAATGTGAGGGATACTGATCGAAAAGTATTGGGTGTGGTAACAGAACGTTATAAGGTTATCCAGAATGAAGAAGCCTTTGCTTTTACAGATGAATTGCTTGGAAACGGTGTCCGTTATGAAACAGCAGGTTCTTTGCAAGAAGGAAAAAAGGTATGGCTGTTAGCAAGGCTCCCCAGAGAGTACATTATTTCAGGAGAACGGATTTCTCCATATCTGGTATTCAGTAATACACATGATGGTAGTGGCGCTGTCAGGTTTGCAATCACACCAATTCGTGTTTGCTGTAACAATACACTTAACCTGGCACTCAGTACTGCAAAGAGAAGTTTTTCCATGATTCACACCGGAGATATTAAAGGTAAGGTACAAGAAGCAAAAGATACTCTATTCATGGCAGAAAAATATATGGATTGCCTTGGTAAAGAAGTTGAGCAGCTCCTGCCAATTGAATCGGAAGCAACGACAACTCAGGTGAAGAATATCAAGAAACTGCATGAAGATATGAAGAGCAGATATTATAATGCACCGGATTTACAAAACGTTGGTTTCAATGCTTATAGGTGGGTAAATGCAGTCAGTGATTTTGCAACACATGCCGCTCCGCTAAGACGGACAGCAAACAATAACGAAAATATGTTTGCAAAAACAATAGATGGAAATCCGATGCTTATAAGGCATATCAAATAGTATGTGTTGCATGATAAAAATATAATGTAATATAGACAGGGAGTATCCGTAGTGGGTACTCCTACTTTGCTATGTATAGAGGTAGGAACCTGTGAACTGTAAAGGATAATAACGAGAAAACAACATGTTTTAGAAACGGAGGAAGTGTAATGAGACGTTTGGTATCTACTGTAGATATGCCAAAACCTGAATGGCTGGGATATCGTAAGATGGGTCTGACAGGAACGGATGCAGGTGCCATAACAGGAATGAATCCCTATGCATCTGCTTTTCAGGTCTATCAGGATAAGATCACAAATGAAACGGAAGATTTTGATAATGAGAGCATGAGGCAGGGAAGAGATCTGGAAGAATATACAGCTCAGAGATTTACGGAGGAAACAGGCTTAAAAGTAAGACGGGCAAATGCAATTTACCAGAATGAAGAGCATCCGGTCATACTTGCAGATTTTGACCGTATCATTATCGGTCAGAAGGTTGGACTGGAATGTAAAACGGTATCCCCGTACTCGGCGGATAAATGGGCTGATGGAAAAATTCCGCTGCATTACCAGATGCAGGTGCAGCACTATTTAGCGGTCAGTGGATTTGACTGCTGGTATATCTGTGCGCTGGTCTTTGGACAGGAACTGATAATAAGAAAAATTGAACGTGATGAAGAGCTGATCCAGTATCTGATAATTATAAAAGAAAGATTCTGGAATGAGAATGTTATGAAGCATGTAATACCAGATCCTGACGGTTCAAAGAACTGCTCTGAGCAGATTGCTAAACTGTATTTCAAATCTGATTTTTGTAAGACAGTGGAATTACATGGTTTTGACTCTGCACTTAAGAGACGGGAAGAACTGGTAGGACTGATTGACAGGCTTGAGAAGGAAAAAGCATCCATCGACCAGAAGGTACAGATGGAATTACAAGAAGCTGCATATGGAGTTTCTTCTGATTACAGGGTTTCATGGATTGCAGCAGAATCCAGACGGTTAGATACCAAAAGATTAAAGGCAGAGCAACTGGAGCTGTATGAGCAATACTGCAAACTGAGTAGCACCCGGAGATTTTTAATGAAACATGCAGCTTAGCAGAAGGAGGCAGCAGTGTATGAGTGAAGTGAACATTAAGGAAGAGTTAGAATTACAAGCCAATGTGGAACCATCACAGAATAAAGGGGTACAGCTTACAAAAAATATGACAATCCCTGATATGGTTAAAGCAATGATGCCGGAAATCAAAAAGGCATTGCCGAATGTATTAACACCGGAACGTTTTACCCGGATAGCCTTATCGGCGTTGAATAACACGCCGCAGTTACAGAAGTGCACGCCAATGTCCTTTCTGGCGGCATTGCTTAATGCTGCACAGCTGGGACATGAGCCAAATACACCACTTGGTTAGGCGTACTTGATTCCCTACAAAAATAAAGGCGTACTGGAATGCCAGTACCAGATTGGCTATAAAGGGATGATTGACCTTGCATACCGAAACGGACAGATGCAGACAATCCAGGCACAGGCAGTATATGAAAATAATGAATTTTTCTATGAATAAGGCTTGGATCCAAAACTGGTACACAGACCTGCATTCTCTGACCGCGGAGAACGGACCTATTTTTATGGTATTTTCCGTACTGTTAACGGAGGGTACGGTTTCTCTGTAATGAGCAAAGCGAATATGGACAGTTATGCCAGGACATATTCCAAAGCATTTGATTC